CGAAAGAAACAGAAGCGAAAGCTGAAGATAATCAAGAAGTTCAACAACAACCTGAAGCTCAACAAGAGGAAACTCAAGAAGCTCCAGTTGAAGAAGAAGCATCCGAAGATCAAAATGCAATTGAAGAACAAACAACCGATCTACACCAAGTTATTGTTAATGGTGAAAAGATTGATGTTGACCTTGACGAATTAAAAGCAGGTTATCAAAAAGATGCCGACTATAGACGAAAAACAGAGGAGATAGCGATTGAGAAAAGAGAGCTTAAATCCGAAGAAGATCGTCTTAAAAACCAGTATTCGACCAAGATGGAAGATTTAAATTCACTTGTGGCGACTTTGAATGCTGAAATAAACAACGATTACAATTCCAAAGAGCTTGATAGACTTTGGGATGAAGACCCAACTGAAGCTGCTAAAGTTGATCGTAGGATTCAGAAACGAAAACAAACGATACAACAAGCACAGCAAAAATTGAGAGAGCATCAGCAAACTCAATTTCAGGAAATATTAAGAGAAGAACAAAAAAAACTTCACTTAAGACATCCAGAAATTGCTGACCCAATAAAAGGTACTACAGTTAAGTCAAATATTATGAACTACTTAAGTTCTAAAGGATTCTCAAATGAGGATGTCGCAAGAATTTACGATTCAAGATATTTTGATGTAATCATGGATGGCATGAGCTTTCAAAAAGCTAAAGCAGCTAAACCTTCTTTAGTTTCTAAAAAAGTAAAACCAACCAAGTTTGTTAAGTCAGGTATTAAGTCAACAAAAGAAGAATTAAACTCCAAGTCTAGGTTGAATCAACTTAAGGCATTGAAAAAATCAGGAAGTCCAAAAGACGCAACTGATCTATTGATGCGTTATATATAAACAATAACCTCAAAGGAGAATAAAAATGGCTGTATATCAAACATACCAAACAGTCGGCATAAGAGAAGACCTTGCAGATATTATTTATTCAATATCTCCAACAGAAACACCTTTTATGTCTGGAGTTGCTAAAACAAAAGCAACAAACACATCACACCAATGGCAAACAGATGCTTTGGCTGATGTAGCTGCTAACCATGCAGTTGAAGGTGCTGCTATAAGTTACCCAACTTTATCAGCAACAACTAAACTAACTAACCACACTCAAATTTCTACAAAAGCTGTGCAAGTATCAGGAACAAATGATGCTGTAACATCTGCTGGAAGAAACAATGAGTTAGCTTATCAAGTAGCTAAATCTGCAAAAGAATTAAAAAGAGATATGGAAACTGCTCTTTTATCTAATGTGGCTGCTGCTGCTGGTAACGCAACTACATCAAGAAAATTAGGTGGAGTTCAAACTTGGATTTCTACTAATGTTGATGCAGGTGCAGGTGGATCTGGTTCTGGTGCAGGTACTGTAAGAACAGATGGAACTCAAAGAGCTTTTACTGAAGATCAGTTAAAATCTGTTTTGAGATCATGCTTTGATGCTGGTGGAAACCCTAACATGATTATGGTAGGTGCTTTCAATAAGCAAAAGCTATCTGGTTTTACTGGTGGTTCAACTAGATTTGACCAAGCAGAGGACAGAAGATTAGTTACATCTATTGATGTCTATGAAAGTGACTTTGGAACTTTACAAGTTGCTCCTAATAGATTTATTAGAGGTGCAAACTCTACTGCTGCTAAAGTAGGACAAGATGCTCTAGTTTTAGAGATGGACTACTTTGCAGTTGCTTTCTTAAGAGATTTTGCTCTACAAACACCAGCTCAAACTGCTGACGCAGATCAGAGATTCATGGTTGCAGAGTACACTCTTGAGTCAAGAAACGAAAAAGCTAGTGGATTAGTTACAGACTTAACTACTTCATAATACTTAATTTGGTGGGGGAGTAATCCCCCATCAATCAATTAACAATTTTGTTTGGTCTTTGAAGATTTATTTTGAAGTCGGAACGAAGCAAATAAATAGGATAAAAAATGAGAACATTAAACGATTACTTTATAACTGCTGAAATAGAAGATATTTCAACAGCTTCATCAACATTTGTTGCTGTACCTGATGGTGGTAAAATAATTAAAATTATTACTGCTTTACAAGGTGCAATATCAGGTGCAAACGCAGCTATTACTTTTGAAATAGGTGGTACTGCTGTAACTGGTGGTGCAATAACTGTAGCTCACTCTGGCTCTGCTGCTGGTACTGTAGATTCTGCTGAACCAACTGCTGCAAATAATGTTGTTGAAGGCGATTTTATTGCTTTAGCAACTGATGGTGCATCTACAAATACACATTCTTTACACTTTACAATAGTAGTAAGAAGATAGTAATAATACTTGGGGGTTCATGCCTAGCGGAAGTTCCCCCATAACAAATAGGAGAAAAACATGAGTTTTAATTATGGATTAAGACCTACAGTAATAAACAACATAACTATGGCAGGTGGAGGAACAACTTCATCAGTACAATCTAGTGCTTTTGGTTCACAAACAGAATATGTAAGATTAGTTTCAGCAGTAGATTTTTTTGTTGATTTTGGAGTAAATCCAACTGCATCAGCAGCAAAAATTTTAATATCTGCTGACCAACCTGAAATATTTAAAGTTAGTCCAGGTGAGAAGATTGCAGGATTGAACGCAACAAATAGTGCAGTTCTTTATGTTACTGAAATGAGTGCTTAGTGGCTAAGAAAAGACCTCTCTTTGGTGTTTCTAATTATGTAAAACGAACTAGGAAAAAAAGACCTGGTAGGCATACAAAGAACATAAGTAAAAGAATACCAAAAAGAAAAAAATATAGAGGACAAGGTAGATGAAAGATATTGTTACAAATGGTTTACAACAAACTACTTATTCTAAAGATGACATGGAGAAAAAAATTGTCATCAAAGAACAAGTCAATATAAACCCACACCTTCAACACAATAAAGCTCTATACAATCATAATGATGGTTATTCAAAATCAAGAGAACTTAAAAGAGTAGCTTCTATACCTACTATTGCATTATCTGTATGGGCAAATGAATACAATGGTGATAGTAATTGGTTTGGACTACCAAAAGAAGTTCAAAAAAAAATATTAAAAGAAAAACTTAATAGTAGTGAGTTTAGATATTTTAGAACAGCAGAAGGAAAAATATAATGGCATTAAATAGTTATTCAACTTTAAAAACATCAATAGCAAATTGGTTAAATAGATCAGACCTTACTACAGAGATAGAAGATTTTATTGTTCTTGCAGAAAAAGATTTTAATTCCAAATTAAGAATTAGAAAAATGATAGCACAAACATCAATAACTATTGATGCTGAAACAGTGGCTTTACCTACAGGATTTTTACAAATAAGAGATTTTTTTATTACAGAAGGTGGAACTAAACATTCTTTAACATTTATGACTCCATCACAAATGGATCAAATTAAAGGTTCATCAACAAGTGGTATGCCTGAAGTTTATACTATACTTGGAGATAACTTTAGATTTGCACCTGTTCCTTCATCAAGTTACTCAGGCACATTAAATTTTTACAAAGAGTTTGATCCTTTATCAGATTCAAATACATCTAATTTTATTTTAACAAGTCATCCTGCAATTTATCTATATGGTTCACTATATCATGCTGCTAACTTTTTGGGTGGTGTAGAACCAAGACTTATTCAACAATGGCAACAAATGTATGCTACAGCTCTTGAGAGATTGGAAAGAAATGATAGAGAAGATCAATTTAGTGGTTCTCCATTACAAATCAGAACAGATGTAACAGTGGAAGCTCCTTTTTCAGATCATACAAAAGTAACGAACAATAATACTTAGGATTTTAAATGCAAATACCTTTTGGAGAATGGCTACCAGATCAACCTGAATATTTAAATCCTGGTGCTACTACAGCAAACAATGTTTACTATGCACAAAATTCTTACAAAAGATTCCCTTCATTAGTAAATTATTCTACAAACAATATTGCTGCTGATAGCAGAGGTGCTGGTTCATTTAGAAATAATGCTGGTGCTGTATTTAATTTTGTTGCAAAAAACACAGACATCTATCAATTAGATGGTGGAACATTTACTTCAAGAAAAGGATCGTTAACAGGTGGTAATACAGATTATTTTACATTTACTCAATTTGGAAATTACGTCATAGCAAGTAATGGTGTTGATGCTCCTCAATATTATTTAATGGGTACATCAACTAACTTTGCTAA